GGCTTATCGGCTACTCGCAGATAAACCGCAGGTTCTATTACAAGCCGGAGGAGGTGAAGCGGCTGATACCGCTTGTCGGCACGCTCTATCCGCATGGCAGATGATTTGATTTATTCACCCACTGAATCCGAAGTTATGATGAACGAGACCAACGATGTTTTTACGATGGAAGACGAGCCGATAGCCTCTGTGATGCAGGATATGCGCAAAGGCTCTAAATGGCTGTCCGCATTTCTGGAAAGTTACCGTCCTCCGCTGGACGGGGAGCGTTACCTGACGGACGGCGAGGTGGCGGAACTGCTCCGTGTGAGCCGACGCACCTTGCAGGAATACCGCAACAACCGCGTGTTGCCTTTTATCCTTTTGGGAGGGAAGGTGCTTTACCCGGAAACGGGGCTGCGCGAGGTGCTGGAAGCGAACTACCGCAAGCCGCTGGAGTGAGGCGGTTGCATGAAAAAGTAAACGGGCGACACCTTTTGTGGTGCTGCCCGTTTACTTGTCTTATGGGGAATCTGTTTTTAACAGTACCCGACCTTTCCGTTCTGAATGAACATCACGTATGCCTGCCGGTTATCTTTTGAGAGTGCCTTTCCCACCAGCCATGTGCGGAACAGGTGGGTGTTGTAGGTGTTCAGCCGGAAAGCGACCGGGATGATGATTTCAAGCGCGTACACGTCCGCGTACAGCCCGTTTTCAAGCTGCATGTAGCGACACAACTCGTAGTCGTTAAGCACGTCCGACTTGCGGACTGCTTTGATGGCAGCGTTCACTGCCGGGACGGTCGTATGGAACAGTCCGGCGATTTCGGTGGCGGTCATCCACACTTCGTTACCGGTTACGCTGACCGCCTTGTCCTCTATGATGATTATGTCACGCTTCATGGCTTCTCTTTTTTAGATGGTACAACCTGCAAATTCCTCAATGCCGTTCAACCTTGCCGCAAGGATCTCCATGTCTTGATTGAGTTTTTCTTTGGTTATCTTCGCGTAAATCTGCGTTGTCTTTATGCTCTTGTGTCCGAGCATAGAACTGACCGTTTCGATGGGTACGCCGTTGGAGAGAAATACCGTTGTGGCCGCCGTGTGGCGGCTCTGATGCCACGTGATATGCTTGGTGATGCCGCAACGCTTGGCGACGGCACGGATACCGGCAAGGCACGTGTTATAATGCGGAACGGGAAATATCCTGCCGTCCCCGCACAGTCCCCGGTATTTGCCGATTATGCGGTTGGCGATGTCGAGCAGGCGGATGTTGGACACCACGCCCGTTTTCTGGCGGTTGATGTTTATCCACTCGTGTTCGTCGAAGTAGGTGCGGATATTCTCTTCCGTAAGGTTGCGCATATCCGCGAACGACAGCCCCGTGAAGGCGCAGAACAGGTAGAGGTCGCGGTACAATTCCTGTTTGGCGTTTTTCAGTTTCCCCTCCATCAGCAGGCGGATCTCATCTTTGGTCAGGAAACTGCGTGTTGTTTCCTCCTTCTTGATTTCATACTCGCGGAACGGGTCGCGCGTCAGCCACTCGTTGTTGATGGCGATGAATACCATCGTCCGTAACGGGCAGACGTACAGCCACACGGTATTGGTGCAGCAGTGCTTGTCCGTGCGCAGGAACATCTCGAAGTCGGAGATGAAAGCCGGGGTAAGCTCTTTCAGGGCGATGTCCTTCACATGGTAGCGGATGTCGAGGAACTCTTGCAGGTGCTTGTAAACGATACGGTACTTTTCCAGTGTGCCTTTGGCTTTCATGCCTGCCTCCACCTGTTTCTCATAGTCCTCGTTGTGCTGGCGGAACACCTGCATCAGCGTGTGATAGCGGTGTTCCAGTCCGAGAAAGGCGTTTTTCACCTTTTCCGCCGTGACGAAGTTGTCACGCTCCATGATTTCCTGATAGTGTCTGTTGATGCGTACCCGCATTTTGTCAAGCATACGGTTCGCTTCGAGTGCCGCCGTGCTTCTGCCCGTGACACGTCCCCCTTTGGTGTCCCACAGTTTCGGATCGACAGTCAGTTTGCAGCTGAACTGTGTCTGGCTGCCGTCCACCGTGATGCGTCCCATGACGGGAACTGTCCCGTCCTTTTTCACTACCTGACGCTTGAGGTAGTAGATTACTGAAAATGTACTCTTCATTGTCCTTAATTTTTGGGTTTCAAAATTAGTTGGTGAAGAGTCCGGTGTTGGTACGCAAAACGGGGAGGAACGGCGCAATCTTTTTCCGTAACCTGATTTTTCGCATGAGTTATGGATAACTCACTATTCCTTAGAGCCTTGTTTCGCTATTCGTACCCGTTTGTCGCATTTTCGGGCATGGTTACGAACAAGTAACGTAGCGGCGTCAGGATTTGGCTTCGGCAGGGATTGTAATGGCTTCACGGATTATCGCCACTTCAACCAAAACCCTTGTAACTCAATTCTATCACTATATCTTTCCGCATTTCACTTTTTTGTAGTAACTTTGCTTACCCAGGCTTGGAAAGTTAAACAATTGGATAAACCCGATAAGGTGAAACGTCAGGAAATCAAGGAAAAAGATATCAAGGTTTATACACTTGATTCAAACTTGATTGGCGTTCCTTCCATTGACCGTAAGGATCTGGCAAATCAAATTGATAAGATACCTGATTTGCCAGAGAAAGAACGTACTCGCCTGAAGAGGGATGCTATGGCCGTAGATATTAATTTTGAAGAGATTATCGATGACACGCAGGAAAAAACTGAAAATTACCGAGGATAGCGTGGAAACACGCTATGCAAACTGGACGGCCCAGATGCTGGCTATCATGATGCCCTGGTCACTGTACTGGGTAGCCGGTCGTGCTTCTGCCAAAACTGTTCAGGTATTGGCGGAAAGAGTACAGGAAGCAGCACAGGATTGTCCGGGCGCTCCCTTTGCGTGGGTGGCTGATACCTACTCCGATCTGCACAAGAATGTGATTCCATCGTTAATTGACGGATTGCAGTTGCTGGGGTGGGAACTGGGTACGCATTACGTGATCAATGAAGCACCTCCTGAAGAATGGAGATTGCGCATGTATAATGTATGCACTGATTGGCGTAATACCATGGTTTTCTTCACGGGATTTAACTTTACGTTTATCTCTCTGGATCGTCTGGCTATTGGTGCTGGACGTTCTTACGTGGGGGTATTCGGTGACGAGGTTAAGTACTTTCCCGAAGAGAAGTTCACCAACTTGCTGAAGGCAGTACGTGGGTTCTATGTCAAGTACGGACAGTCGGTATGGTATCGGTCCAGAACACTGACAACCGATATGCCGAATCCGAACCATCTGGGCGAATACGACTGGATTCTGAAACTGTCGGCTCAGAACAACAAGGAACAGATTATGCTGATGCTTCGGACCGGACTTGTATATAACGACTGTAAGAAGACTTATGTTGCCCACTTGCAGGAGTACCGCGAACTGGTAGAACAACAAAGAACAGACCGCAATCTTCAGGAAAAGGTAGATAAGGCAGCCAAAGCTGTTGAACTGGCTAAGAGGAATATGAAGAGGTGGGAGGAAAGATGGATCAAGACTCGCCGCCGTGTGTCGTTCTTCTTTATTTCATCCAGCTATGTTAATGCCGATATCCTCGGGCTAGACTGGTTCTCTGATGAACTGGCTGAAGGGCTAGAAGGTTTAACCTGCAATATCCTTTCAATCATTCCTAAGATAGAAGCTAACTTACTGTTTTATCCTAATCTGTCTATCCGACACTTTTACGCCGACGGTTACTTGAATAAGATAATTGAAGTTAAGCCGTTGGGCTGGATGGAAGACTGTTCTGCACTTCGCTACCACAACCATAATCTGCCACTCGAGGCGGGTATGGATGCCGGTAATATGCTTTCCCTTGTGATAGGACAACAGCATGGGCGTGAGTACCGCGTACTGAAGGAATTCTATACGTTGCCTCCTGATACTGTACGTGAGTTGGGGGTACAGTTTGTCCGGTACTTTGCGCCCAGACGTACTAAGGTCCTGAAGCTGTATTATGACCGCGCTATGAATAATTACAAGGGCGTGAAAGCGGATATGGCGACACAGATCAAAAATGCTATTGAGTATGATGCTGAAGGGAAAAGTACAGGTTGGAGGGTACAGTTAATGTCTGTAGGACAAGGTAATATCGGTTCTAATCTGGAGTATCGCTTTATGTCCGACCTGTTGAGTGGTAATCTGGCTGGTAAACTGTTCACGCTATTAATAGACCAGTATAATTGTCCTAACCTGAAGGCTGAGATGGAAGTCTGCAAGACCAAGCTGGTAGATGATGGTGGTAGCCAGATAGTGGTTAAGTTAAAGACTGGTGATAAGTTGCCTCGTGAGCGTTTGCCTAAAGAATCTACCAACCTGACAGATGCGCTCAAGTATCTGTTAATGCGTAAGGAGTTCTTACGGATCTGGCAATCTAAGGTGACATCTTATGCCCCTTAATATATATTGACCGTTCGTTAAGGAATGGTTGGATGCACTGCCGTACTACGGTGGTGCATTTTTTTTGTGCCGTGTTGCTGGGGAGGTGGGATTCCGCTTGCGTCACATTTCCCGAGCCGAAAATTAGTTGCAATCGCAACCGCTAGGAGGCGCGCGTCGGGCATAAATACGACAAAAACCAAGGGTTTTTGATTCCTGCCACGGATTGAAACCTCTGTTTCAGTCCGTTAGATTTGCTGGGACAAGTTTTCACGCAAAAACTCGCCCCGAATTTCTGATAAATCACCCCATTTACATCGGCTCTTGCCCGAAAAATCCCCATTCCATCGGCAACCGCAGGCTATTTGATGATGGAATGGGGATTTTTCGGGTTAAGAGGTAGAAAGACACTCGGTAGTCTTTCTGAGGTTGCGAAGACGTTCACGCAGCGGCCCACCCGCCCCGTTGCTCTCCCTACTGGCGGTATAGCTAAAGCTATGTATTGCTTGACTGCTCTTCTTTGTCTGCTCTTCGCCAATAATTCGGTATCACTTCCGCTACGGTTTATGCCTTTTGTACCTGCAAAGGTAAATGTTCTGCTTCGTATGCCAAGTTCAAGCTCTGTTCCTGAAAAAATCTCCACCCTTTCAGGGTAGTATTCAAGGCTGTGCTTTTCCGGAAAACTTGTCTTTATACGCTTCAGAACACCTTTTGAGCAGGTGTAAAAGGCGAAAACAAACCGCAGCGAAAGCGAACGGAATAAAAAAAAGCTCAGAGCAGGAAGAGCAGAAAGAAAAGGCTCAACACCCGAGCTCGGCACCAGAATAAATTTAAAACCTATCGATATGAAACCCTTTACCGAATCCATGCTAAACCAGTGCAGAAAGTACATGTTCAACTTTTTTGACTACCTGCCCACAAAGTATCAGGCCAGCGCAAGAGATTGGCAGGTGAGAAAGTTTGTGTGGGCATTCAAAGACGGTAAATGTGCCGTTTCAGCTGCTCAGCTTGTCGCAAAGAAAATCCGTGAGCAGTTTGGCACGTCAGCGAGTGACATGGTGTTTGTCTGTATCCCAGCCAGCAGCCAGCGGAAAAATGAAATCCGATACAGAGAGTTTTCGGAAGAAGTGGCCAGACTATCGGGAGTGGTAAACGGATACAGCCATATCACGGTAGAGGGTGAACGGCTGGCAATCCACGAGAGCAAATCAGGGAAGCACGTAAATGACGTGCAGGTAATCAACTTCGACAAGGAGTTTTTCAAAGGTAAAAAAGTGCTTGTCTTCGATGACGTGATAACCCGTGGGTACTCCTACGCTCGTTTTGCCTGCCATTTGGAAATGCTGGGTGCTTCAGTTTTGGGAGGTATGTTTTTAGCGAAAACCTTATTTGTCTAACAATTTAATAAACAACATCATGAAAGATTTATTCGAAATTTGCGGAGAATGCCGCCACTTGAGCGACGCAGAAGTAGTTTATCAGCTCACCAACAACAAGGAAACAAGCAATCAGGTGAACGCCATGTTAGCGAACGGCAGCAATGTGTCGATAGAAGACATTTGCAACTTGCTGACACCGGCACGCAGAGAGATGGCACTGGCAGTCATTGAACTATACAAGAGAATCAAGGAACGGAAGAACAACTACAGGCGTATCACTTCCAGCGCCGACGTTTACGAAGTGATGCTTCCCTACATGGCAGACCTGAAAGTAGAGGAATGTTGGGTTATCTTCCTGAATCAGGCATCCCGAATCATCCGCAAACAGCGTATCTCAGTCGGAGGACTGGCGTCTACTCAGGTAGATGTAAGAGTGATTCTACATGAGGCACTTTCTTGTAATGCCACCACCATGATACTCTGCCACAATCACCCGTCAGGTAATTCCCGCCCCAGTCAGGACGACGACCGCCTGACACATGCCTTACTGGAAGCGGGACGAATTATAAATATCAGGCTTCTTGACCACGTGATAGTAACGGATGGAAGTTATTACAGCTACGGGGACGAGGGACGCTTGTAAGGGCTGTAAATGGCTGTGACAGCGTTTGGGAGGTGGGTAGCGTAGCAGCCGCCCGCCGCCCGATTTGCCTTCGCACTATGTTTGTCGGCAAATCGGGCGGCGGGGAATAAGGTTTTGTTTGTTTACGCCTGAATCGGCGATTGTTATACGCAATATGCGAAGCTCTGGTCTTTACTTTTCTTGTTAAATGATATTAATTTGAGTATCATTTATGACTGTTTTCTTTGCTGATGATATTCAAATGAGTATCTTTGTAGTGTTAATCAAGCGAACATTGAAATGAAGTACAACGAATTGGAACGGCTGATTAAAAAAGCCGGGTGCTTTGACACTGGAGAACAACAGAACGGACACCCAGTCTGGGAAAGTCCGAAAACGGGGAAGCGATTCCGAATGAGTAACCATGGAAAACAGGAAGTCGCAACCGGAACATTAAAAGCAATTATGAAAGCGGCAGGACTGAAATAAGTCCTGCCATTAAAAAATACACGATTATGAAAAAGGTATCTGCTATTATTGAAATGGCTTCTGACGGTAACTACAGCATCTATATGGATGCGGATGATATGGACTATTTGGTTACTGCTACAGGCGCAACGTCTAAAGAAGCTATTGAGGATTTCAAAAAAGGGTATGAGGATATTAAATCATCATACGAACGTGATGGAAAGCCTTTTGAAGAAGTTGAGTTTGAATTTAAGTATGACATGGCTTCTTTCCTCTCTTATTACACACAGGCTTTTTCTCTTGCTGGATTATCTCGGATTACAGGAATCAACAAGAGTCAGTTAAGCCATTATGCGACAGGACATCGCAAGCCATCGCGTACTACTATTGATAAAATACAAAAATCTGTACATGAGTTTGCGAATGAATTAAGTCAAGTACATTTCGCTTGATTAACACTTACCGAAATATCTTGACTAATGGGCGGAACTTTTCAACAAGTTCCGCTTTTTTTATTCGAAAGTTATTATCTTTGTAATGCCCGAACATTTAACCATATATGGTTGTTATAACCATAAAATATGAACTCCTTATCAAGATAAATCCGTAGTCAACCGGATTAAGGTGCAGGTTACACCTTTGGGCTATCTTGGTGAGGAGTTCGCCATTTCGGTTTAACTACTATGATTAGTCAATATTTATCACATAGACGATTTAGACGAAGGCTAAAAAGCATATATAAAAAACATCAACGCAACAGAAGAAATATTCAAATTATGAGTGAAGATAAAACGTTTTTAGATATTGGTAAAAACATTCATTCTTATGATGATGCAATAAAGTATTTTTTGCCTAAAAATCTTGCTTATTTAACTGGTTGTGAGAATAGCATGTTTTATATTAAGAAACTAAAAAAAGAAAAATATAAAATTAAAGGTACTTACTTGGTTCCAGAATATTTTTCTATAATTGATAATGCCAAACAGAGTTATGATTTCTTATCTTCAATTATAGCGGCTTTTTTATTTCAGACTTGTGCTCACTTAGAACTTGATTATAGAAATTGCAAAAAAGTAGATTTGGCGTCACAAGTCTTTTTAGATGCTATTTTGTTGGATGTTAATAAATTTATCAACTTGTGCAAGAAAGCAAGAGTTTATGATAAATATATTAGATTAAGTTCAATTGGTGGTTGTAATATTGAAAATAAAGATGTTATTCGCATGTTATACTCTATAGGTTCACCTGCAGAGTTAACAAATAGACGATACAATTTTAACTCTATAATCCCATATAAACTGAGGAGGTTTGACAAGAAGAAACTTAGTACAAACAGTGCTTTAATCCAAAAAGAGATAGACACAACAACATTGTTGAATTATGTCAATTCTTGTTTATCAAGAGTAGGTAAGTCACTCAAAAAAGAAGCTGCGCAAGAATTAGGATATGTTATTGGAGAAACATTGATAAATGCAGAAGAACATTCCTCCTTAAAATATCGTTATCTTATTGGGTATTTTGAAGAATGTTTGCAAAATGGTAAGCATTTTGGACTTTTGAATCTGGTGATAATGAATTTTGGACAAACTATATATGAAAAGTTTAAGAATCCTATTGATGGTACTGCAATCAATTTAGAATGTTTGGATAAAATGATAAAATTGTCAGAAAAATTCAAGTCACATAGCTTCTTTAAGAAAGACAAGTTTACAGAAGAGAGTTTATGGACACTTTATTCATTACAGGGTGGTGTGAGTTGTATTCCTCGTGATGTTTGCCATCGAGGTAATGGTACAATACAGTTTATAAATAGTTTCTTTAAACTTAAAGGTGATGAGGAAGTTGATGATATTTCACGTATGTATCTTCTTTCAGGTAATACACGTATAGATTTTGATGGTACATATAAACTGGTTGACCATGATGGTGGATATCCTGGTGGTGTTATCTCGTTTAATGAATCTGGTAAGCTTACAGATGCTCCTGATGAAAAATATGTGAGAAATGTACCTGAATATTTCCCAGGTACTATTATATTTGCTAAGTTATTAATTAATGATGACGATTTAAACAATGAAAACTAACAATATTATTGATTTGGAGAACTATAGAACACAATTAGGTTCAGTAAAATCTAGAGTCTTTACAGGTAGAGACAGAGGTGAAGATGTTCGGAAAAGAAGTAATGTCAATAAGATTTTTGATGATAACGATATTGTTGTTGTAAAAATCCCCAGCGATGTGTATTCTATTACTCCTTCATTCTTGGAACAATTCTTTTATGATGTAGTAAAGAAATATGGTAAAGATAGGTTTTTACAAATGATTCAGTGGGAAACAAACGGTTATAATATTGAGGGGCCTTTGGATGAAGCTATTGATAGAATAATTAATGATAAAACAGGTCTTGATTGATATAACTTATGCTAGGAGATAATTTGATTATAGAACAGGTCGTTGACACATTGGTTAATGCTCCTGTGAAAAATTTGGTTTCGGACAACACTGGTGATTGGTTTTCTTTAAGGAACCTTGTTGATTTATTTTATAAACTCGCTACAGTTTTAATTGCTCTTTTCAATGTTGGATTTGCGGTTTATATATATAGGACTAAAGATAAAAAAGAAGATGATAATAAGGAAGCTGATAGAAGAATAGGTTTGCTAAAGACATTGATTCTGGATTATAATCTCAAGCATGTCTATTCATTTTTTGATGATTTGGAAACCCATTTGTCTGTCTTAAGAGACCCTGGTGCTAATAAAGTAGCTGTTGAACAAAACATCCAAGTATTATTCAAGGGGTTAAATGAAAAGTTTATTTATTTTCTTTCCGCTGTAGATAATAATCTTTATGATAAGATTTTAGGTAAGAGTGATAATTTTAGGGATAAACTTGTGGCTAATATTTTTGATGATGGCATAAATATACATGTTGAGAGACAATATAATGAACTTATAGATAAGCCTTATAAAGATTTTAAAAAGAATATCATTCAAGATTTATTTGGTTATACCGGTAAATAAGTAAACTGAATTATGATTTCTTTTATAAAACTCCCTGTTATTTAAAATCGAATGACAAGGAGTTTTTTCTTACTATAATTTTGCCATCCAAAAACAATTTCATACTCTTGAGTAGCCGAATATAAACCTTTTTATTTCATCCCCTCATATCGTGTAATCCGTATTCAATCGGGTTCCGGGTGGTTCCGGTCGGCGCACGGTATGAGGGGGTGATTTTTTCGTTATGGAACTTAAAGAATTTATTAAAAGTACTATTTCCCAAATTATAGATTCTGTATCTGATTTGAATGAGGAATATAAAGACAAAGATGCTACAATTAACCCTTTGAGTTATGTCCGGATAAAAGATATGCAGAGTATTCAGACTGCTTCTGGTGAAAGATTATTGACTAATGTCGAATTTGACCTTACTGTTTCTATTGATGAAAGTAAGAATACTGACGGTAAAGTTAATGTAATGAGTTGTGTTATTGGGGGTGGTGCTTCTAAATCGCATACAGAAGGAAACAGTTCTATAAGTAGGGTTCGATTTAACGTTCCGGTTGTTCTTCCTGCGAGAAGGATTACATCAAAGCAGTAAGATTTTTACTTTCTGCTTTGAAAAAATTATAAAGTAAGGTTGCTTCAGTTCCGATACTTTTTTCTGTTCCTTTACAGGATTTTAATGCATATTTTACGCAGCGTTCTCTAAGACGCTGTTCTCTATAATACTTTATAAAGTCTATTATTTTCTTCATTTTACCTGCTTTTCTACAAAGATAGGATTTTCTTTATCAATCACAAAACAGGATACGCTAAAGGTTTATTCACAAATAAATATTTTCGTCACGAAAGTTTTTTACCTTTGCCAAGGAAAACAAAGTATTTATTTCTATGAAAAGAGTTTTATTTTTACTTCTGGCATTGGTTGGCCTGAACGCGATGGCGCAGGATAAGCCGATTCAATGCGACAGTGTGATTCAGGTTGAAGGGAAAAATGTATCAGTCTTGTATCCGCAAATTAGAGCATGGGCGGCGATGACATTCAACTCAGCTCAGGATGTGATTCAAATGGAGGATGCTAATAACGGTATCCTGATTTGCAAGGGAGCTTTCAGTTATCGGGCACCAGGTGGAATGACTTACCGTTGCATAGACGGTGCGGTCAATTATTCTTTGAAGATTCAAATCAGAGACGGACGGTATAAAGTAACCATGTCCGGATTCACGCATGAATCGTTTGACCCTTCATGGAAGTCGACTTGGAGTTTTGGCCTGATTACTGACCGGGAAAAATTCAAGCCATCCGGCATGCAGGATAAAAGATGGCTGAAAACCTGGCCGGATTTACAGCAGAAGTGTGTCGCTTACTTTAATGAGATTGTAAGTTCTTTGTCAATGGCTACTTCTGAAAATAATGCTATCATTGATTCAGAAGACGATTGGTAATTATGAAAACGCATTGGATAATGAAAAATCCAGTGCGTTTTTTCTGTTTCTTTTTGTGCACTTCAAATTTTTACCTATATTTGTAGTGCCAAATACTTACGATTATTTCGTATCGCAGAGCGCGGTTAATGCTCATGATATTAATGGGCTTTTTTTATGCCCATAAGATATATTAAGATATGTGTAGAGTCGTTTTTTATTGACTAACGGATATACGGCTGTCTTTCCCAACTCTTTTTTGCTCTGTGAGCGAAATCTGTAGGTGTTTGGCGACACGGGAAATGACAGCCGTTTTTCTGTCTATAATGCCAAACACTTACAGTATGAAAAATCAATTTGCCCGCCCTGTATCACAGGCGGAATCTGGTTCTACATGGTTAGAACGTGAAAACCATTTTATGTCTTCCCTGATGGAAGAGTCCATCACAAATGCGCAAATGCTGATGATCATCCAGGCGCTTTTGTCATTTTCAGTTCTTGCTTGTTCTGTTTTCCTTACTCCGTTGGCCGCACTAGTCTGCCTGGTATGGTTCATTCATTCTTTACGTCTTTGCAAGGAAGGAGGTTTGAAATGAAATGGTTCGTAAATTGTGCATTTTCTTATGCTCCGATTAATGCGAAGGCTAAAGAGTTAGGTCAATGGGTAGAGTCTTTTAATTATACATTGTTCCCTGATGACCTGTCAAAGGATGCTTTTATCGAAGAAGCACGATTGATTCTGGACACACTGAATGATAAATATCCTAAGACCAAACCGTTTGTTTTTGATTATGATGATTCTATTGTAAAAGGTCCGATTCGCTTATCTTTTTCTGTAAAAGATGATGTGAAGACTGTTTCCTATATTGACTTGGTGAAGGTTCAGAAAGAATTCCGCTTTAGTGAGAAAACAAATGTATTACCAGGAAAGAAAGGAGGTTTGCGATGAAACCTTATATCGTCCCGGATCAGGCTGTCGATGTGTTGCAGAACTGGATAGAACAGGATGCAGCAGCTTGTGCCGTAAGAGAACTTGATAAAGTGATTGCTTTCCTGATGAAACTGCATAATGAAGATGCAGACGAAGTGCTGGCACACTTACGTGCAATTTATTTCCTTAAAGGTGAGCTTACCAAATTTATTCCTGAGAAAGGAGGCGAACAATGAAACTTGTATATCAGATTGACACGGAGGGAAGCCTTAACTATGTACTCGCTTTGATTTATGAGATCCGCGCTGAGATGGGTATCTCACCTGAATCAATTACTGTTACTGACGGTAGATCGATAACCTTTGATCTGTCTGATTGGAAAAGGCTTAATAATGGTGATATCTCTGAAGAGGAATACATAACAAGACACCTTGTATCTCAATAAATTGTTGTATCTTTGTTCAGGCTTAGAATTCGATTTTTTTTTGCAAAATTTTTTTTTGCCTCGCTTCGGCGGGGCTTTTTTTATGTCCTTTTCTCAGGTGTTTTCTGAAGCTATTTTTGCACAAAACAAATTATAACTATGAACAGTCAGGCTTCAGATGATATTAAGCTTCTCTTTATTGAAGAAGAATTGTCACAATTCGGTGAAGAATTATGTGATGCGTTGTCCGATGCCCTTACCAAACAGAAACTGATTGAGTCCGGTTCTCTTCTTGATTCATTGAATTATTCGTCATTTAAGGAAGGGAAGAATCCGGGGCAACGTATGTCTTTTTATTCGTATGGCCGTTGTGTTGATATGGCCGGCTACAAGAGGAATAAGATACAGGTTGACACTAATCGTGAGGTTTGGGGTATTCGCTCGAACACCAATAAAAAGAATCGATGGTATGCTCGCAATATGTATGGTGGGCTGAACAGACTGATAAGCCGCGTCATGTATGGATTGTCTGACTATGAGATTGAACGTTTAAAGGGAATTTTAGAAAATCGAATAAAAAATGAATAAGAAAATTGGTAATATCAATTTCGTTGAAACAGCGGTTGGCACTTATGCTATCCGTATGGACTCTTTCCGTGACTCTCTGACACACCTGTTTGGATCAGCAGTAGCTGACTGGGATTGCAGCCCGACAACTGTTGCTGGAGTTCGCATAGTGCCTTGGGGGGCAGATAACAATCTTCCTTCTTCTATTCGTAACCTGCTCGAGAAAAACAATCTTGCACCGGGTATTCTTGCCCGTAAAACCGGATTGTTATACGGTCAGGGACCTATGTTGTACCGTATAGGTATCGAGAACAACGAACGTGTACAGGAATGGACTACAGATCCGGAAGTACAGGCGTGGCTGGATAGCTGGGACTATCGCCGGTTTATCCGTGAATCATTTACCGAATATAACCACCTGAACGGAGTTTTTGTCAAGTATGTTTCCGCAAGATCCGTCAGGGTGGGACGACCGTGGATTCACAGCCTTGAATGTTTGCCTTCAAAAGATTGTCGCTTGTGCTGGCCAGATAACGATGAACGTTATCTCAATGCTGTTACACATATCCTGAATGGTGATTTTGATTTCTATGGTAGCCAGAAGTATATACGATATCCGGTTTTTGATAGACATCGGCCGACAAAACAGGAGATTGCAGTGAAGTATCACTGTTTACGCTCGTTCGGACGAAACATGTACGCGATATCCTCTTTTTTTGGCTCTATGCCCTGGATGCAGGATGCTAACTCTTTACCGGAGATTATCGAATATCTGAATAGGAATATGATTGCGGCTGCTTATGTCGTACATGTACCCGATGAGTATTGGACGAAGAAGTCAGAGCGGTACAAGGCTAAGCATCTCGATGCTACAGATGAACAGATATATCAGCACATGGAATTGGTAAAGGATCAGTTGGCACGTGAGCTGGCTGATGTCATGGCAGGTAAGAACAATGTCGGCAAATTTTTTATGACTACAGACTATGTTGATCCTGTCGATGGCAAGACACACCAGTTCACGATTGAGCCTATTGAGATGAATATTGATAAGTACATCGATGCGCTTACCAAAATTTCACGTATTGCCGACTCGAGTACAACCAGTGGATTAGGTCTTAACCCTTCACTGGCTAACATCATAATCGACGGAAAGGGTGATTCAGGATCTCAGATGCTGTATGCGCTGAAACTCTTTTACGGAGCCGATACACAGATTCCTGAAGATGTTTGTCTGGAAGCCATTAACGATGCGATTCATATCAACTTCCCGGACAAGCAGGACTTATTTCTGGGAATCTATCGAAAAGTGATTAATAAGGAAGATAATGTAACGGCTTCTGATAGAGCCACAAATCAGGTATAATATGAAGAAAAACTTAGAATTTCCGGATTGTTGGGAAGAGGTTCAGCCTGCCGAATTTGCCTACCTGCTAAAATTGCGTATGCTGCTGATCCTTTCACCAAAAGCTATATCTCTGACAGATGTCAAGAGGTTATGGTGTAGATATGTGCTAAGACATCGTGGTTTAAAGTCAAAGAAAAAAGATTATTACCTGTTGGTTAATAATCTGTCTGAAACCTTGGATTGGCAATGGAAGGTTGACGATGAGAATAAGTCTATTGCCCTGACCTTTGACTCAACGGTGAACCTGATTCCTTCATGGTCTGATTTTTGGGGCCCGGCTTCACACGGCGCGGATCTGACTTTTGGCGAATTCCGCTATGCCGTAATTATGATGAACGAATATACTCGGACACAAGACGTAGCCTACTTGTATTCACTATGTGCTATTTTGTACAGACGAAAAAAAGGAGGAAAACGTGTTCCTTTTGTTTCGTCTGATTTAGCAAAAATGACGAAAGATATTGCGGGTATGCCGGATTACCTGAAGTGGGGGGTATATTGTTGGTTCGCTTCGTTCTGTTCATTTTTATTCCATGGTACATTCATTCTTGATGGTTGCGAAGTCTGTTTTGAGCCTGTTTTTTCCGCTACCAATAACGGGAACACGCCTGAACAGTCACTTGGTATGAACTCGATACTATTCTCTATGGCCGAATCAGGAGTCTTTGGTAGCATTGAAGAAGTGGATAATACCCAGCTCCTACGAGTTTTATTAAAATTATTGGATGATAAACAGAAGGCTGATAGCCTTATTCAAGCAACAAAGAAACATGATATTCAATCTTAACAACCAGGGCGCAGCTGAATTGCGCCACATGACCGGTAACTATTATGTCGGAAATGATTTTTCGGTAGTCGAAATGGATATTATCGATGCTACCGATGAACTGATTCAGGTGATTGGTCGTGCCGTTTACGACAAGGCTGAAATAAGTTATAAGGAGGGGAAAAATGATGACCGTCTTGTACAGTTGGTACAGCGCCCTATTGCGCTGTTGGCTACACTTCATTTTTTTCAACGTAGCGATGTCAGCCACGAAGATAGCGGCCGAAAGATTAAGGTAGCTTCAGACGGAACCGACAAAATACCTTGGGAATGGCAGCTTGATCGTGATGATGCTGTGCACTTACAGGCGTATTACAGCGCTGTTGAGAGATTAATACGCTGGCTTAACGAGTCAGCGGATAAGGACTGGCTGAATACGGATGCTTGTCGGAGTGCAGCAAGCCTTTTGATCCGGTCAGGACGTGAATTCGATTCATACTTCCCGATTGCCCAGTCAGAGCGAATGTATATTCTGTTACTCCCGTTTTTAAGAGAAATTCAGATTGCTACAGTAGCTCCTGCATACGGTAACAGTTTTCCGGAATTGCTTCAGTCCGCAACATCTGATGTTCGGTATGCAGCTTCTAAAGCTTTGGCCTTGTATACCATGTCGGTTGCTCTTCGCAGGTTGCCCCTCCAGCTTATACCTTATGCAGTTATCAGGGGATTTAATTCGGCAAATGGTATGGCAGACTCTCAACCGGCATCATTAGAGGATGCACAACGAATGTCTGCTATTCTCGAGGCTGATGCTGCTGATTGGCTGGAACGGATGAAACAGTTACGTGACGGTTCCTCAGAGGATGAAGTTCAATTGTTGCCGAACAATTCAAAAACAAATAAATTCTTTCGCACATGAATGTTATGCAAAGACCGGGCACTGTCGAGCTGGCTGCCGATATGCCCGAATACATCATTGATACAGACTCTACCATTACTTTTGAAGTACAGTTTTCCGGAAGTAAAATCTTGTCTGAAGAATATGTTCCGGACGCTGCCTATCAGGTACGCATACGTAAATTAGGGCGTTTCTGTGCAAAAGCCTTGTGGGGTATATGGCCTGAAGGTAATACCACCTATCAGCAACACCTGTCAGGTACATTTAGTTTTTTGATTAACGGAGAGAAGGATGCGGACACCTATGTGCTGTTTTCTCGGTTTACAACGAAAAAAAAGGCTGAATCTCCGGGAGTATTATCTGTCATCAGCGAGAAGGTTACTCGCCCGGGCGTGCCTGAATATGCCAGTTTCTTCCTCTCTTCCGGACAAGCAGTTAATGTAACGGTTACTGATATGTCTGGTTTGGTTACTGCTGAAACCTTGTACACGCATGTCGGAGAAAATATGGTATGCTCTCTTGATGTTTCTTACGACCGGATCAAAAAAGCTTTTCCTGATAAAGATTTTAATCATTATACGGTAGAAGACTTGATGTTTCATGTAGACCGTACAGCCTATGCTGAACGTTTCATCTTCCGTTTCCTGAACATGTTCGATGTTCCGGAAACTGTGTGTGCTGTCGGTTCGATGGTTCTGAAGGGGGCTGATGAAAGCGAAACTGGATTCATGTGGGGAGTAGAACGTAAATTTGTCGTGAATCCTTCTGATGAGTTCACAGTCAATTCCGGAGTGATATTCCGACAGTCTGATTACAGGTTGTGGCGTGACTTCTTGGGTGCGCAGCAGGCACAGATTTTAATAGATGGCTCCTGGTATGATATTATCATAACCAACCAGAGCTATGAACGTGATTTCCGGAAGAATATTCTCAAGGCCGTTGAATTCTCTTTCTGTTTCGCCGATCCTGATAATAATAGAATACTATGATAGATATTAAGAGCTTCCGTGAGTATATCAGTGAACTGGTGTACACTACTAATCAAGAATTGGAACACAAGATTGACAATATAATACTCGCTGTGAATGAATCGCATATGGTGAAAAAAATTCAGAGCAAATCGGGTATATCATTATGTGTGAGCTATCCTGATGCTCAGGCAGTAGGTGAGTACGACAATGCCAGTGATTCACAGCAGGTTTTCCTCTTCGTTTGTCAGCGAGTCGCTCCTGGTCAACTCAACGATAACGAAGAGATATTACTGTATAGCAACCTACAGAATATTATGCTGACATTGCATGATGCTATCCGGCAATCTCATGACGAATGTGTTGATATAATACCTGAAGAGTCTTATAAGATTGAATGGGAATATCAGATATTCGGTGGGGTAAACGGACTTTCAATGGGACTTAAATTTAAGAATTATGACTAATCTGTACATTAATGGTGTTGCTGTTGTCCTGCCTTCCGGATTCTCTATATCCGTAAAGCAGGAAAACGCTTTTTTCACTAAAAACGGTGAATATACTTATGACATTGAGTTATCTCTTCAAGATCCTGTTAATGCCAGATTATATGGATTCCTTAACCGTCTGAATACAACCGAACGCCCCGAAACGAAACGGAAAGCTGTTCTGGTAGCTGATAATCGCGTATATCTTAACGGGACGGAAATCATTACTGGCTGGACAGATACAACTGTCAACATCCAGTTGGTTTCCGGAAACTCCGAATTGAATTACTTTGTCGGGTCCGATGAGCTGATATCGACATTGGATATGCCCGTGACTGATCCTGTTGTTAATGGTTCGGTTTCGACGGATTATGTGAGTAAATCTTATCCGGAAGTTGACTATAATCTGATGATGACTTATGATAGCTTTAATCAGACGGATAAAAATATCTGGATTTTTAACATAGAACCTCAGGAAGGACGTCCATTTGCCGGACATATAACTTCCAAAGATGATATACAGCCTTATGATTATATCCCGCAACCTTATCTGTGTGCGTATATGCGTGAACTGCTGAAGGCATTAGGTTATGAGCTCGAGTATAATGCGATAGAAGATACACCGTGGAAATCCATGTACCTGGTACATGTTATTAATACTTATAAATGGAACGAGATGTTGCCAGGATGGACGGCTAAGGAGTTTCTCGAAAATGTAGAGAAATTATTTAATGGTACATTCCTGATCGACTTTAAAACCAGGAAAGTATCATTTTTACTCAATGTATCTTATTTGGCAAAGGTGCATCATGTACACTTGCAGAATGTCGTAGACAGTTACACAGTAGAGAGTGAGGATGAAGAAGAAGGTGATGCCATTAACTCTACTGTTCGATACAAGTTGCCGGAAACTGATTATTATAAGTTACGTTGCTTGCCGGACATTGTTAAGGAAAAGGCTAAAAGCAAAGTTGTTGAAGGGAATCTTTCTGAGTTTTTCTTGCACGAAGAGAATTATGTTACAGATACTATCTTTAATTATCAGGAAGTAAACCGGAAGGTTATCTATCTCTCTGGATCTGGAATTTGGACGGTTATTGAAATGGTTGATGAATTTGCTGCATTGGTGCGTGAGGAGTCTAAGTCGGAATTTGAGATTGAGCTTATTCCGGCAGAACTTGTTCAGAGGCAATTTTACCTGAAGAATGTTGATCCGGAAGAATCTTATTTTTCCGATTATTATATCCCTACAGCTTCTGCATCTGATAATCCCAGTGAAGAAGTTGAATTAGGTTCCATTCATGATATGGTAGCTAATCTTCAGGACAATGACGAAAGTAAGTCTAATATATACCTGGCTTTTTATACCGGATTGAATCCTGTGCAGATTGGTTATCTCGAGCCGAATTCTTATCCTTTAGCATTTACAGACAAGTTCTTACCTTCAAAGAGTTGGCCGATTGACTTGCCCGCTGGAGGACCTACATTTAATCTGGCTGATATGGAAAGCTATTTCTATAGCAACTCCTACAAGATAGACCGGGAAAATCCGGTTAAAATTACCTGCTATGATGAAAATGTATATCCGGCAAGTTCAGTCTTTGAATTTTTTAACCGCCGTTTTCTGGCAAAGGAAATTGAATATACGATAGGCCCGAACGGACGTTCAGGTCCATGGACTGGTATCTTCTATCCAGCCGTGATACCTGATACCGAAGTCGAACAGAGATGGATTCTTGCCGATGGAAGGTGGAGGGATGGCGGTGTATGGCTGGATGATGGGAGATGGCTGGATAATTAATCATTAACACACACAAACACAAATATGAGTCTGAAAATTGATAGGGTGCAGCTGGAAATTGTTATCCAGCAGGATCAGGCACGGCAGAAGATGATTGAGCTCGAGGATAAGATGCGTTCGGCTAACCGCGAGCTGAAGAATGTGAAGAAGCAATTTGGAGAAAATTCGGCTGAGTATGCGAAACAGGTTGAAGTCCTGAAGAAATTGCAGCAGGAGTATGATAATCTTTATGATGAGATTGGACTTACCAATCTCTCTTTGCGCGACCTGGGTAAACGCCAGAAGGATCTGAACGCAATACTTAGGCAGTTGAATCCGAACACGGATCTTTACAAACAATATTCCGAGCAGCTGAAGGAAGTTAATAACCGGATCAAGGAACTGAGAGGAACGGCTAACGAAACGCGCTTCAGCTTGGCTAAACTGGCTGATGGTTTTAATCGATATGGAACGATTGCTGCCAGTATCATTGCAGGTCTGACTGGCGTTACACTCACCATGCGTAGCTGTGTGAATGAATACGCTGAAATGGAAGAAGCTCAGTCGCAAGTCGTCAAGTACACAGGATTGGCTAAGCAGGAAGTAGAAGAGCTTAACGAGGAATTCAAACGGATGGATACCCGTACGGCACGTACACGCCTGAATGAATTGGCTGGTGATGCCGGAAAATTGGGCATTACTACCAAGGATAGTGTGCTGGAGTTCGTCGAAGCAGCCGATATGATCAATGTCGCGTTGGGTGAGGATTTAGGCAAGGACGCTATCACTCAGATCGGCAAGTTAGCTGATATGTTTGGCGACGGCGACCGGTCGCTGAAAGAAAACATGTTGGCTGTAGGCTCGGCTGTTAACTCAGTTGCTCAAAATTCATCAGCTGCTGAACCTTATCTGGTTGAATTCACTGCACGTATGGGTGGTGTCGGCAAACAGGCTAACTTGGCGATTACGGATATCATGGGATTCGCATCAGCACTCGATCAGAATATGTTGCGCTCAGAAATGGCTTCTACAGCCCTTTCCGGTTTGATCCTAAAACTTTATCAGGAGCCGGCTAAATATGCGAAATTGGCTGGTTTGCAAGTCGAAGAATTTACACAGCTGATGAGTAAGGATGCTAATGAGGCTGTACTTACCTTCCTCGAGGCGCTGAACCGTTTGGGCGGTATGGATAAATTGGCTCCTGTACTCGACCAGATGAGTCTTTCCGGAGCTGAAGCTGCAAGTGTTATCTCTGCATTAGCCGGTAATGTCGACAAAGTTCGTAAGGAACAGCAGGGAGCTAACCAGGCTTTCGTAGAAGGTACTTCTATTTATAACGAATTTTCCGTCCAGAACTCTACAGTGCAGGCCGAACTTGATAAGGCAAAAAAGAGTTTTTCTGATATCCGTGTAGAACTTGGAGAACAGTTGCTCCCAGTCATGAAGTACATGGTAACAACAGGATCACTCACTGTTAAAGGATTGAGTGCTGTCGTTTCTATTTTGATTGAAAACAAGAGAGTTATTGTTACTGCTACAGCAGCTGTTAGTGCCTACATTATTGTCGTTAAATCAGCTACATTGGCAACGAAAGCGTATGAAGTTGCAACCAAGGCTGCTGCATGGGCAACCAACTTGTTTAGCAAGGCGACTAAAGCCAGCCCATGGGGACTGGTTATTTCTGGAGCAACAGCAGCTGCTACTTACTTTGCCTTTTTCCGTGATGAAACTGATAAGGCTACGGAGTCACAGAAAAATCTCAATGAGGCTCTGAACAAAAATGCTGAAGATATGGCTGCCTTACAGTCTGTACAAGATAGAGCTAAAAATTTAGATTCGCTGAATCAAAGGCAGCTTACCCTGCTGAAAGCTGATGCACAGGCTGAAGTCCAGGCTATTGAAGACAAACTTACTGCTGAAACGATTGCTTATCGCAAGTATTATGCTGAACAGAAAAAAATCATTGAAGATAGAACAGATATTGATCAGGCACAAAAATTAGCTTTATTGCGAGTCCTAGACAATAATACAGCCGAAAAAGCAGCTGAAATAGATAATTTGCTGAAGCAGAAAAATCAGTTGATAGAAATTATCAATAAGATACCTGAGAAAGAAAATATTTTTACAACTCCGACTCTTGGTGATACTGACGATAAAGTTGATAAGGCTAAAAAGGAATATGAAACGCAATTAAAGGACTTGCGCACACAGCATGCTCTGGGACTGATTGAAGAAGAGAAGTACCAGGAACAACTGTATGCTTTAGAAGTTAAGTTCCTGGCTAAAAAAAGGGAATTGTATGCAGAAGCTAATAGAAAAAATGATTTAGCACTGGTTGACCAGCAGCTTTTATCTGCAATGACAGTGGAAGCTAATCGTCAATATGCTAATAAACTGGCAAATCAGACTCCGACCAAACAGGAAGATGCTTCTTTAAATATTATTGAAGAAGAAGCTCCGGAAGAAGATAATTATTTTATCGACAAGTACAAACAGAGTCTGGATGGGCAACTGGCTTTGCTGGAAGCATTTCACGATGCTGGTATTATCTCTGAAATGGAGTATCAGGACCGCCTGACTGAAATCACGAAACAAAAGGAAGAAGAACGTGCTCAGATCAGGAAAGCTGCATTAGATACATTTAATCAGTTGGCTGGCTCAGTATCACAGCTGATGTCTGCCATGCAAGATAGTGAGATATCCAAGGTTGAAAGTCGGTATGATGCTCAGATCAAAGCTGCTCAGAAAGCTGGTAAAGATACTACTGAACTGGAAGAGCAAAAGGAAGAAGCAGTTTTAGCCGTTAAGCGTAAATATGCTGATAAGCAATTCGCATTACAGGTTTTGCAGGTTACATCTAGTACCGCTGTTGCCGCGATGGAAGCATATAAAGCAATGGCGGGAATACCAGTTATTGGCCCTGCTTTGGGTGCAGCAGCGGCAGCTGCCGCTGTAATAGCAGGTGCGGCCCAGATAGCTGTTGCTAAACAACAGGCTGATGAAGCTAAGGGATTATATTCCGGCGGATATTCTGATGATTACGTTCAGGGGTACACGGCTAAAGGAGATTCTCGAGATGTAGCCGGTGTTATCCCGGTACATAAGAATGAATTTGTTACAAATCATGAAGGTGTGGCCAATCCTCATGTTAAGCAGTTCCTTGATGTCTTTGATATCGCTCAGAAAAATGGTACTATCGGTATGATTAATACTACTCAGATCTTACAACAGGTGCGTATGAGAAATGGTAAGTACAATGGTGGATATACCACTGACAGCGCTACCCAGGTTGAAAGTATCTCCGGAGCATCCTCTTATGACATTAAGGTACTCATACAGCTGATACTTTCTGAATTGCGTATCTCGAATAAGCATCTTAGTAATATTGCTACGAAGGAATTGATAGTGAGTGTCCGGACAATACGTGATGGTATTAAGAGGCTGGAAATGCTCGAGAAAAACGCTAGCCGGTAATGTCCTTTTTTTTATAGCGTATTACGGGTACTTTTGTCACACAAACACAAAATAATATATGCAAAACAAAAAGTTAACAATACAGCTTGCCATGGCTGCTTTCCTTACTGTTAGTGGCATGGCAATGCTGATAATGGGATTATGGACACCTCCAGTAGGCGAGATACACAGCTCGGTGCTGATTGCTTATGGCGAGGTAAGCACTTTTGCCGGAAGCCTGTTCGGCATTGATTATACATATCGGTACAAACTGAAAAAAACATTTAATAATGGACAAAACAACGCTTAAAAAAATTATGCCGTTCGCTACGGATGAGAACATAGACAAGTTCTTACCGCACTTGAACGATACGATGGCGACCTTTGAAATTGATACGCCAATGCGTCAGGCTCATTTTCTGGCACAAATCGCACATGAAAGTGGATCTCTTCGCTATGTCCGCGAAATCGCTTCCGGAAAAGCCTATGAAGGACGTAAGGATCTGGGTAACCTTATGCCTGGTGACGGACCTAAATTTAAAGGGCGTGGACTTATACAGCTGACTGGTAGGATTAATTATTCAGCATTTAATGATTTTACAAAAAAGGAATATAATTTGCTGGAGCATCCGGAACGAGTCGAGCAACCAGACTTAGCGGCACTTGTAGCCGGATGGTTCTGGAACCGTAATAAGTTGAATGAACTGGCCGATCAGGATCAGCTGCTGAAAATTACCAAAAAAATTAACGGCGGATTCAATGGACTCGAAGATCGTACTGAGCATTTGGAAAGAGCTAAATCTGTCTTATTAAGGGGAAAATGAAAAAATTAGATTCAAGTGATGTTCTTCTTTTGTTGTGTATTGGGTTTTTATTGGTTGTTCTGTTAGGTTTGACACTCCAGTCGTGCCGGTCGGTACGACTGGATAAGTCAAATCAGACTACATCTCGAACTGATGAAAGCCATAAAAATATGCAAATTGACGATCATGTGTCGTTATCTGAATTGGCTCAATCTTGGATAGACGATAAACGTATCATTATACGCGACTATACAGTTGTGATTGATTCTTCAGGTAATACAATCCCGGTAATTGAAAAAGAAACCGAAATCTCGCACAATAAGACTTATCAGCGTGACAGTTCCTCGGTTAATTTTAATAACAAGACGACGATTGATGATCATTCTAGTAGTAATATAACCGAAGAGAATGAGATGAAATCGGTTGATAAGGAACCGCTATTCAGTTTCTCTAATTATTCACTTATAATATCGTTTGCTTTACTGGTGTTCTTGATATATTATTCTTACAGAAGGTTTTCTAGTTAGTTTTTCTTTTTTCTTCATACACTTCTTGCCTGTGAAGGTAGGCAGTTTTTTGTCCTTTTTTCAGCTTTCTGATGAAACTATTTTTGCGTTATGAAAATATATGAGGCAATTAAAGAGATGCATGAGCTGACCAGGGCTGGCAAGACTTTCTCCTTCAGCTTTATGTCGTATTCCTATGATAAGGATAAATCGCATGGTCCGGTAACGGTACTGCATGCACAGCTGCTCCCTTCTAATCGGAAGGAACGTAACAGATTCTCTGATTATATGCTTCGGTTCAGAGATATGGATACCTATGAGGAAAAAATGTGCTGGCAACCATTGTTGCTGGAATTTAACGGACAACAATTAGAATTGACATGACAGATAATACACCGACACAAAATAAAACACCGGAGTTAAATACGGATTTTGAAAATATAGTGCCCTGGAACGGTGCTAATGATTTTGGCCGTGATGTCCGATTGAAATGGGAGCGTAATTTTGAGAAGATTAAAATTAACTTTCTTGAGCTTATTACAGCTTTAACTGAAATTGGATTTGATCTGGATAACTTTATCAGGAAAGATAGACCTGATGGGACAAGTTTCTTACTGTCTTTTGGTGAATTTATTGATTCCCTTATTACAGGCAAAGGCGCGGGCATATATCCTGATGGGCGTGGACAGTTCGAAAGACTTGAAGTGCGCAGCTCTATGGTTGTGAAGGAACTTATCTACAATCGTTGGTTTGCTCAAGAAGGAAACGTTACTTATTCTGAGGCTGGTACTATCGAACGGATTGAACTTCTCGAAGACGGCACGTATGATCTGTATCTTCGTCGCCGCTGGGACAATGATATCACAGCATTCAAAGAGCAGGACGTAAGTTATGGCTCAGTGAATAACCTGAACACAGCAGGAGAATATTATGATAGCTGGTTCCGTGTCCTTAGTGTCATGCAGGCAGAGAACAAACTGAATGTCGTGCTCTATCCAGATGAAGAGGTGCCTGGGGGTAAGAACTATCCTCCAGCTGTCGGTATGGTGATTACACGTCGTGGCAATGCAGTGGATGAAGAACGGCAGGGATTCTGGTATCTGTCATCTTACGAGGGATGTATCTGCATGCTTGACGGTGTCACGAAACCTATACTCGAGGAATCTAACTACAGCATCATTATCGGGAAACTGAAGAGGCTGGAACTGTTCGATAACCTCCCTATCAATTATCGACAGAGTTATGTATACTGTCGTGGTATTGCCATACAGGACCTCATGCGCATTAACTATCAGGGTGTGGTTGTCGTGCAGCTTAACGACCGTGGTTTCTGGTCATTGGAAGTAGCTCAGAGTGATAATCCTTATACGGCTGGTAAAGATACGGTAGATACTGTCTGGCATTACGGCTGTCGCTGGAAATGCCTTGTCACCGGCACGACTGACGAACCTCGCTATGCTAGCACGGGCTGGGCGATGATTGAAGGAAATCCGAATTTCACAATAGACATAGAAAGCGAAAACGGTTGGGCTTTCGATGCAACTCAGCTTCAGGAAGGAGTTGTATTTACGACTTTAACTGTAACCGGAGAATTATACAACCGTGATGTGACAGACAGTATCCTTGATACGGATGTAAGCTGGACACGAGATACGGGCAACGTGAGTGAAGATAATGCGTGGGCAATCAAGAGAGCTGATGCCGGCAAGACTCTTACACTGACATCCGATGATTTGGGCATTGATTTTACTCGTAAGGGAGTGTGCTCTTTTAAGGCGACTGCTCTACTTCGTGATGGTCAGCAGACAGAATTAGCAGAACAAACAATAACATTCTAATATGGGAATAAAAAGTAAAACAAAGAGATTGGATGTCAACTACACACCTCTCCAGATTAGCGGAAGTATAGAGGTTGTTGGTAGTGTTCCAGACCGGCAGATATACAGCAGCGATGTAAAAGAATATACTCCTGACTATACACTGACGCCTCTTGTACTGTTTCCGCGATGCAATGCTACGGATCCGGATTCTTATCTGAAGAGTGGTTCGGTGAACGCATCTCTTACTAACATGAAGTGGTATCAGATTATCGGTACCCAGAGAACATTGATAAATTCGGATAATACTGATTACGAGATAACGACAGAAGGAGATAATAAAGGACAGATTAAGGTAAAAAGAAATTCCTCTGTTTCTTCACCTCTTGCCTTTGAATTTTACGCTGAGTATGTCGATACCCGTACCAGTCAGGTATATATGTTCCGAATGAGTACGGTCATAGCCGTATCGGACGCAACACTCCCGGCACCGATTTTGAAACTCGACAGTCCTGCAACTGTGGCATGGAATCCGTTACGCAATCCGTTGACACGTAAGATAACCGCATCCGTGTTTGCCGGTGAATCTGACATAGCCTCCGACAAGCAGAAGTGTCAGTTCTTCTGGTTCCGTATGACCGATGGAAGTCTGGAACCTATTACGGATGGCAACGGTGACAATGACTGGGAAGTTGAAGCAATAGACCATAATACTTTAACGATTAATCAGGATAATATTGGGGAAGATCAGACTTATGTCTGTAAGCTGGGATATTCTGCAGATGGCAGCTTACCTTCTGCTCCCCCTGATGGTGCCCCCACGGCAACAACCACCATCCGGCGCCGCATACCGGAAGTGGAAGTCGACTGGAAAGGAGCACCCACGCAGGTTGCCGGAGGAACGGAGAAATTGAAATTGGAAGCGTTTGTGATGGACGGAATGGGTGTTGTTCCTGATCCGGAAGAATGGTTCCGGTTTGTATGGAAAGTAAAATCTCCGTATTCTCAGAGTTATTCCAAGCAGGCTGAAGGAATCAAACCTACGATTACGTTCATTCCAGGAATGATGCTTGAATTAGAAGTGCAGGATAGGGGCCCGCAAGCTATACTTATTGATGACACGGACGGTTCTGTATTGCAGGACGCTGACGGGAATGTACTTTTTGACAGAATTAACAATTAAAAAATTATACGACTATGGCTTTTTATGTGAAAGTGACAAAACAGGTTGCAGATAAGATGAGTCTTACTGCAATACGCAATAAGACGGCAGACGGTAATGTGCTGTTGTGGCAGGCTGACTTGAACCGGATTGAAGGTGATACAATATTTGACAGAGCAACTCGCGTGGGTGGCGTTGCATTGACTCCACAGGCGGCTCGTCTGGAAACGGACGGTATTGAGAACCCGGCAGAAGTAACTACTCCGGATGAATATCGGGATGACAAACCGACAATTTTACCTGAGTTCCCAGATACACCTACAACTCTTAACAAGGAAGGAGGCAGCAATGAGTGAGGCTAGTTCAGTACGGCAGGTCGTGTTCCTGCGCAAGGGTAGTGTATACATGCCTTTCCTGCAATCCAATATGGGTGACTTGTATCAGGAATATCAGGGTACAGCAGGTAGCCCGACTAATATATCTCCGGATTTTTCTACATTAACGCCTATGTTAAGTTACATTATTACATCTTCATTGGTCGCGGCCGGACTGGTTGTTCCCAGCTCGGTGAAATGGTACTTTAATGACACTGAATTGACATTCGGTAGCGACAAGGTTTCAACGAATAGTTTTAACGGCGAAACAAGTCACTTCCAGAGTATTCCTTATCAAGCTGGAGTACAGAATTACTTTGCCCTGAAAATCATGAAAAACCTTGTAAAAGCATCCGGAGGTGCGGCATGTAACATCAAGGCAGAAGCTACGATTGCGGTAGGTAATACCTCCGACAAGGTTCAGGCTGTGTATAATATACCGATAACGGTGGGTGTTGGAAACAGCAAACGTGTGACCATCATGGCCGGTGACAATAAATTCTTTACACTAACCGATAAGGGAGATTCCTGTATACTGAAGGCTGTAGCGTGGATAGGTAGCGACCAGTTGACGGCTAATCTGACATATAAATGGTATTCCCTGCAGTCTGGAACGTGGTCTGTAATAGGCGGACAGACAGGGCAGACATTATCAGTTAATAATGATATGGTCGATACTACCGGACAGTTTAAGGTAGAAGTCTATCAGGATGGAAACCTTATCGGTATGGACGTACAGACGGTAATAGACGCCAGTGATCCGTTCGATATCCTACCAAATCCTAATCCGGAGAATGAAACTATCGAGCAGGGTTCCGGTGGAAGTGTTACTTATACTCCTATTTTGGTGAAGCGTGGCAGCATAACAAAATTCAAGGACATGAAGTTCTTTTTCGTATTCACGGATTCAGCAGGCAATATCCTTAATCCGGACACGGCTAAGGTTGCATCATACAGCGGAACCGTGACAGAGGCTATGTGCGAGCAGGCTTCAGGTAATGTTTCTGTAATAATAACAACGGAGGAATAACTATGATTGCAGAAAAAAGAACAGAGGTTAATTATCGTGTTAAGCCAGTGACCAGGCTTCCTTATCCGGCTGGTATATATTCTTCTACCATGAGATATACGTGTTCGGCTAATGTGGCTCCTTATGTCGTATTCCAGCCGAACACGGCGCAGGATGCAGTTCGTTATGTGATGAACAAGGTCGGAACATGGCTGGGGACTGAGCAGGGCATGACACCGGCAGAAGATTATGCCAAGAACGGGGAAAATGCTACGTGGCTCCCGTTTGAACACTTCAATGCGATTGAGATTGAACTTGCCTTGATACAATTCGCTAAAATCGGGCAAGCCATATTCTATGACCAATATATGTTTAGCCAGAATGGTTTTGATGCTAACGGGAATATTACGTCCGATTACAAAGATTTTTCGCCTGAAATGGATAAGTTCACTCCGATGATTCTATTAGACTTTTTAAAAGGCACCGGACATCTTGGTGGAAAGAGTATTCGTTTTGACGAATTGGGTAGAATTATAATGAAATCAGATATGGTATATGAGTGGAGGATCGTAAATGAAGAGCTCACATCGCATGTATCAGAATATAATATTGATTTCAGCAAGGGATCATTGTTGGACGTATCTACCGATGTTTATTATAAAAAGATTGATACGATTGTTATACCACCTACATCTTCAGTTCCCGATGGATTCCAATTCCGGATTCGTGGTAGGGTTATTTCGAGAAATGATTCTCCATCTTTAATAAAATCGTCTTCTTCATTTTGTGCTAAGATTGACGGGAGCTATAAAAATTTTAATGAATGGGGAGTTGGACTTGGATATGTGGAGGAATATATCGTATCGAAAGGGGATGATGGATTATGGTATATTGCTAGCACAAGAGAGATAAGAGTTTATTAATTTGAATTTAAAATTTACTATTATGATACAGAAAAAATCTTTAAAAGACGCGATACAAAATCCTGAGATAATATCAGTTGTGGGAGAACTTTTAATACCATACCAATACAAAGGTGAACTTCCATCTGGCACAG